TCTCCATCCGCTTTCGGGTCTCGTCGTCGGGCACGTCCTTCGTCGGGGAGGCGGGGGACATCGGCGCTAGGGAAGGCATGGCGGCATTGACCAACCGAATAAGTTCTTTCATGTCAAATCTCCATATCTGGATGTGAATTGAAACTCCCCAGTCTTCCCGAGCTCCTGAAACATCTCGAGAATTTCCTCAAGCTCGCTCTTGGAATCTACTCTCGACGGGACCCGGGAGGCATTCGGATATCCGGCGACCTTCCGATCCTGCTCATCCTCCGAACGCTTCACGGTGCGGGCTTGGAACCGGAGCTCAGGTCCAACCTGTGCGATCAGTCGAAGCAGTTCGTTCACCCTATAACCTCAACGTCAAAGAAAAGATATCTCGGGATGCCTTCTTGAACCTCTCGGGATCGATTAGCTGTCCCATCTCAGCAAGGGCATCCAAAGCCTGTCCGGTCTGGGAAAGTATGTCCTTAATGCTCTCAAGCATATCCGCTCCGGCCATCTCGCGCCTCTTAGGGTTTGGATCAGAGGCCTTCTTGACGGCTTCCAAAACATGATCAGCGAAGTGAGCTATGAGGTTAGCGCGACCCCTAAGTTCATCGAGTGCACCTAATGGATAACGATCCTCACGGTTCCATACGGCCATCAAAGAGCCTTCAACCAGAACAAGAGAAGATAGAAGCTCCCTCATCGGCGTGGCGACACTCCCTGAGTAGTGGACTCCCCGGGCTTGCCTGTTCGCATCATCACATCCCCTCGAGTAAGAAACTCCCCGTTCTTCATGATAAACCCGTCGACGAAGCCCGCCTCATCGGGATCCTCCATCAGATCGTAATACCGATCCACCACGCTGGCGGGTAACCGGGCTAACAGCCGAGCATGGGTCTCCCCCGGCCTGCCCTGGTAGACCCGACCGTCTATCTCGAAGGCCACAGCGTGAACCTGCTTCGCCGGAACCAGATCGACCGCCGAGTAAACCCTCCGTGTGCATATGAGGAGACAATTCAATCCAATCCCGCTTGTTTGAGCCTGGTGTAGTAGTCGGGGTGATCTTTGAGATGCGCCAGGGCGATATGCCCCGTGGTCACGAGATCCCCGCCGGTGACGTCGTAGTGTTCAAGCTCGTCCGCAAGCCCCATCCGGAACTGCTCCGGATCGACGTCGAAGTCCGGGGCGATATCCTCAAGCACCTGCTGGGCGATCGCCTGCGATATCTCCTGGTTGATCAGAACCCTTCCTATGCGATTAACGGAGGCCAGAAGCAGGTCCATCAGTCCCACCAGAGGCGGATCTCGTTGTTCTCGGCGTTAACCTCGTCGGCCCCGACTTTCCGGGAGTCTTCGATCATCTCGGCAATTTCCTCGAGGGGTCTCTTCCCGCCACGGACGTAAACGCACGGCGATCCCTCCCGAGCAAGCTGGACCTCGAGCTTGGGTTCGATCCGCTTCAGGGCTCGGATGCTGTTCGGGGTGAACTCGTTGTATGAGTCGATCCCCGCATGTTCGAACTCCCGAGCGGCGTCATCGATGGAAAGCCATCTCGAGTCGCGCCACTCGTAGACCTCCTTCGTGCGCTTGAGATCGCCCCGCCCCATCCCGTAGACGTCCTTGAGGCTTGTGGCGCTCGAGAGCCGGACCCTCTTGGGCTCTCCAGCCAGGGACTCAAGGCAGGAGTTAATGACGTTCAAAAGATAGTCCATGTGGCCTCCTTATAAGGTGACACCCGCCCGCTTCGCCATCGAGACGGGATTCTGTGCGGTAGCCTTGCAAGCCGAGATGAGCCGATCGAGGACGCCATAGAGTGCGGCCTCCATCCCTCCCTGAGTATGCTCGGCCTGCCAATCGACTATGTTCTCTGTGATCGCCAGGATATCGACATCGTCTCTAAGCCCGGCCTTCTTCATGGCTCCCTCCCACCGCTCCCCGATCGCCTCCATAAGCATCGTATAGAAGTCGCCCTTCTCGGCTTCTATTTTAGTCGCCATCTCTGTGGCGAGCTTCGCGACGTTATCCGACATTTCCTGATCGAATCCCGATCCCCGCTGGGACTGCACGGGCGGTCTGGCATTCAGAAAACCCTCGAGCTCCGATATCGCATTCATCAGAACCTTACTCATGAGCCCTCCTATAAAGACAAGAATCCCCAAGCCCTGTTTTCGGCAGGTCTCTGGGGAAGCATGATGATGATTTCCTTAGACTGGCGGGGCCGTGTTACAGGCCCCTTCTTATCGCAGAGCTTTGGACGGCCCCGCCAGGTTTCCTTGTGAGTTCTCTCTAGTCCCTCGTGATTACATGTTGAGGACTGTGACGAGGGCGTAGTACTCGGTGTAGATGAGCTTTGTGGCATACCGAGTACGGAGCCCCTTCTTCAACCCGAAGTCCGTCGGGTCCATGAACGTCGGGGTCATCTGGATCGGGATATACGGGGCGTAAACGTAGCCCGCATCCATCCAGTAATCCCCCTTCAGGCCCAGCAGAACCTTGGTCGATGTGAAGTAGGGGTCTACGTAGACCGCCCACTTGGACTGCAGAGTCCCGGCGAAGTAGATCCCGGGTCTCCGAGGCGGGGTCACTGGGACGCCCGTCTCCGGGACGGAACCGACCGCTGGCCGGAACAGCTGGTGCGTGGCGAACTGGTCGAACAGGGCCGCCACGTCGGGCGAGGTCACGATCCAGTTCGCGGGCGAACGGAGCGTCCGCTTGTGGATCGCATTCGACGCCGTCGACAAGACGGTTAGGATCGACCGGATGTGATCGATGTCCGAGATGCCGGACGGCACGGTGCGGTCCCAGTTATACTTCACGACCGCATCGACGTGGGTGTAGATGTCGTTGATGATCTCGCGGTCGACTTCCAAGCCGATCTGGCTGGAAACCCCGGCCACGAGTTCCGACTCCACGTCGATTCCGTGCAGGGCCCGCAGGTCTTCTGCGGACTCCGTGGACCAGACGGCCTTGAGCTTGCGGCTCCGCGCCCGAACCTCGGCGATCTCCACGGCCACGTCCACTTCCGGGACCGCCGTGTTGAGCTCGCTGTTGTATTCGTAGAACGCGGTGACCACGCCCACCTTCTGCGGGGTCAAAGACGGAATGACCATGGCGAAGGCGCCGTTGGTGTAATTGATCGACCCCGAGGCTCCGACTGCGTCACCGACCAGGGTGCCCGACCCGTTGGCGTCGGTGTAGCGGATCGTCCGGGGGGACGTCTCGTTGGTCACGACGGTGATGATCGGCCCTGCGGCTCCGGCGTCGGTCGCCTTCTTCACAGGGGTGAAATCCAGCGAAGCGGAGTAGGTCAGGTCCCCGCCGCCTCCGGCTGGGGTCGTCCCGACTGCCTCGTTGCTGATCGTCTCCGACGAGTAATACATGTCGAAGTTTGCGATCATCTCCGTGCCCTTCGTGGTGGCGCCCTTCTCGGTCCCGTATTTGACCTTGAAGTAGGACACGGCGCCCACGGGGGCATTCATGGGCTGGACGGACACAATCTCGTTGGAGATCAGGAACGGCCAGACCCTCCGAACCACCGGGAACACGTGCTTCGTGTAGTAGCCCGCATCTCCGGTCGTCGTGCTCCCGGCGTTAGCCAGGTAGATCAAGTGGTCCATCTCGTTCTCGAGGAGCCGGGACACGCAGAACTTCCGGTACGGCTCCTTGATCGAGCGAGTGAGACGGTGCCACTTGCTCATCAAAGCCTGGGCTTCGGGAGTTTTCCAGGCTGTCAGCAACTGTTCCATGCTCTAACTCCTTATGTGTGTGCTTGTTGTGTGACGGTATCGGCCATCTTAGATAGCCGAATTACTCTTCGCCCGACAATTGGGCGATTCTTTCCATCGACATCCCCGTGAGCTGTTCGATTGCCGTCCCCCGCCCGGTTCCCCGGGATTCGAGAACGACGTCCTCGTTCAGCAACGTGGCTCCTCTCCGCATGCCCTGTTGGACACGCTGAAGAAGGGCCCCGGGGGAGTCCGGGGAACGGTCCACCCACTCCCTTAACTGCACGGCTGTGGAGATGTCGCCGGATTCGACGAGCATCCCCAGTTTGTTTCGAAGGTTGATTACGTCAGACCGATGAGAGATCTGCCTCTCAGCTTCCAGCATTAACTGCACCCTCTTCGCACGAGCAAGGGCAGACGTGGCGCTTTCCTTCTCGATGGCCACCTGGTTCCTGAGAACATCCACCTCCCCACGAGTGATCTTCAAGTCCTTCGTCAGCTTGGCCACCTCGGACGTAAGCTCGGCTTCCTTCTCGTCGGCCTCCCCCACGCCCCGCTTGATGACCTCGAGCTGTTCCTGGGCTTTCGCGATCACGCCTTTGGCCTGCTCCAACTCGGCACTCTTGCCCGTGAGCTCGACCTCCAGCTTTTTCTTGTCATCGGCGGCTCCGGCCTTCTCCTTCTCGTCCACCTCGTCGGTCTTCTCGATCCCCATCGCTTCGGCGACCTGCTGGGCGGTCTTGGTCAGCTCGTTGATATCAGCGAATCTCCCCAGGTCACCCAGGGCGGCCATGAGAGCCCCGGCCTTCGGGCTCCGGCCATATTGCTGATTCAGGAAGAGCTTGAATCCCAGGTTCTTATACTCGTCGCGATAGGTGTTCGCGAGCTTGGTCAGGCGATCGACTTCTGCCTTCAGCGTGGCAACAGCTTTGTCCTTATCCGCTTCCAGCACGACCGCCTCCCCGACAGGCTTGATTTGAGTCAGCTTAACGCTTGCCGCGACCTCCTCGTGGAGCATCTCTTTCAGCTTGCCCGTAATCTCCTCGACCAGCTTTTTCCGAAGTTCGTCATTTCCCATCAACATCTCCTCGTTAAAGATGATCTCTTCTGGCCAGGTAGAATCAGCGGGCTCGGAAACTGCATCAAACGTCAGGAGCCTGAAATCGTCGTTCACGTTAAATGTGTCACCCTCCTGCGCCAACGACCCGAATCCCCGGCTCGAGATCCCCACCTTCGCACCCGACTTAAGGATGCTCCGGAGGTTGTTCCCTCGCTCGGTATCCAGGACTTCGGCCTCTCCGATGACCTTCCCGCCGTCACAGCGGAGGTCCGTAATGATGTGGCTGACCTCGTTCAGGCGGGTCCGGCCATCGGCAGGGTGGTCCAGGCATCCGAAGAGCTTCCGATCTTTCATCAACGGTCTTAGTCTCGAGATCTCACGCTCCCAGAGCGCATGGGGGTACACTCGGTTGTTCTTGTTCGGATTGTCCGCCAGAGCGAACTCCCCTCGCATGATCACCTTGCGAGCCCCACCGCCAGGCGCATCCTGCTCGACTAACTGCAAGCCTGGGGCGTCGTAGACTGTGGTTAAGAGTAACTTCTCCATCCGAGCCTCTCCCTAAGACCGGGTTACTCCCGGCTTAGACCGGGATGTCTTCCGGATTGGGCTTCTTCTCGACCAGGGTCGGGTTGTCCGGATCGTCGGTGTCGTGGAGCTTCTTGGTCGTCCCTGCGGCCGGTCCCGGGCCGAGCGCCTGGTCGACTTCCTGGGCCACCTGCAGGAACCGATCCATCACGGCCAGCACGTCCTGGGTCGAGGACTTGATCTCCTCTTCCTCGGGCTTCTGAGCGGCCGCCTGCTTGGTGAGCTCCTTGTCCGCCGTGTCGAGATCGTCGGCGGCCATCGTCGCGTCCTTCTTGTCGATGACCCCCTCCTCCGACAGGATGCGGAACTTGCTGGACAGGACGCTGATCATCTTCTTGACGTTGACGATCACGTCTTCGGGCTTGTCCTTCACGGAGGCGCTGGACAGCCGACGTCCGAGGCGCACCCTTGCCGCCTCGAGACGCCACATCGTCTCGCGCTGTTCGCTGGACCCGAGCTCCAGCCGCTTGGCCGCACGGGCGCAGGCCACACGGCCCGTGCCGCTCGCCAGCCAGGCCTTCCGATCGGCGCTGTTATTCAACGCCGGGCTCTTCTCGATCTCATCCCGACCTTTCGGGGGATCGTCATGTTCCTCCCCCGGGACCGGTGGATCGACGCCTGGTTCTTCTTGCCGGTCCTCTGCGACCAGCAATTTTCCCAGCCCGAGGATTTTCAAATCCTCCTCGAGCGTGGAGAGTCGTCCCGTCTTGTAAGGCATTGTGGGTCCTCCTATCGTGTTAAACGGTTACTGAAGAAACCGGATGTCGACGGATATCGGTTTCTTGACTAACTTACTGATCAAACGCCCTACCACCTCTGCGGAGTAGAGCCAATTAACAAACTCATCGTGAAGTTTGCCAATCGCCTTTGAGGAGACCTGTTGGTTGTCCCCTTCATCATCCAGACCGAGATCACCGAAGCTTTCAATCACCTCCTCTACGTTATTCAGATAGTCGTGTCCAAACTTAGTTACCGCTTGAATCACAGTGTCCCGCTCCACGCTCATGAACGGCTTGATCGAGTAGTTCTCCTCGAAGTCCGCCGTCAGCCCGGCCACTCCGTCGTAGAGCTCCTTGAGCCGCTTCACTGCGGAGGACAAGCTCGACCGGATCTGCTTGCCCCACCAGGAAGCATAAACCTCCGGGATCCCCTCATCACAGATCGCCTGATACTTCGGACGCAGGCGATTGCTGTCGAGGTCCAGGAGGTCGTCCCGGAGATAGTCGCGAATCCTCTTCTCGTTGGTCTGAAAATACTGCACCCAAGAAACGTTCTTCTTTAATGAGCTCATGATCTTCCCGACCGACTCGACGTTGTCCTTCACGAGCTTCACTTCCTCTCCGAGCTTTTTCTGCGCCTCCGCAAGCGGCTTCACTTCCCCTAGCGTTGGTATGCCGGAGTCGTTCAACAGGATCGTTCCCTCGTAGCACAGATCGCCACTCGAGAATACCACTCTCTGAGCGGTCGTGGCCACCAGTGCGGGATCCCGATACCCCGCCTTCTCAATGGCCACCGAGACGTTCTCGAGGAGCTCTTCGATGGAGCCCTTTCCAACGCTATTCATGAGAGCAGACTGATACTCGTTTGCCGAACCTGTGAACCGTAAGATTTTCATCGATAACTCCGAGCTTGCGTTTTTCTCACAAAAAGACAGCCCAGGACTGTAATGCATCGTGGACTTTCGGGCTTGATCGACGGTTGGTGAGTCGGGTGCTACCTAACTATTCTACCACAAAACCATTTATCGAAATCAAGAGGCTCCGATAAATCTTTATCGGACCGTCATTTGCGACCCCCCTTCTTCATGTATTTACCATAGCCCCGCACGGTCTCCCTGATCTCAAGCATGAGAGGCTTCAGTATCTTGACGGATTGCTGTAGCTCCTTGTTTTCAAGCAACGACCGGCGCATCTTGTTCTCAAGAATGAGGTTCTGGCGGTTCGTCCCGTGAGGACCGAGAATGCGCTCGGACTGCTTCTGGAAGTCGACCTCCGTCTGCGGGGGAGTCTTGCTCTTCCACTCCTCCGGAGGAACCTCACCGGTGGCTCCGCCTTTGGCCACAGAGTAGTCCCTGATCTCCTCGTCGCTGAAGTGGAAGATGTTCTTAAGGAGCCACTCCATTGAGACATACTCCCTCATCTGCGAGGCGACGTTCGCCCGGACGGAGAGCACGTCCATGTAGTTCTTCTCGAACACGAGCGACGGGACGGACATGTAGACGTCGAACTCGGCGGTCTTATCCGGGTCGATCCCCCGGGCGGCCAGGTGGACCTTGCTCATGTGCTTGAAGCCTTCCCTGAGCGATCGCTGGATCCGCAGGATCGTGCGGGCAAACCGGACGTCCTCCGAGGCCAGGATGTTCTTCGCCGACACATCTTCCTCGAACCCCAAATAGCTCTTAGGAATCTTGATAGCGGCGTAGAGCTTGTCCTTGAAGTACTCGAGGTCGTCGATGTTGTTCCACTCTAACCCACCGATCGACTCGATCTCCGTTGCCTTCTTTCCGTCCCGGGTCGCCACGAAGAAGTCCTCGTCTGAGGCAAGCGGGTTATAGCGTGTATCGAGCTTCCCGGTATTGGGGTTCACGAACTTCTTCTTCCGGAACGTGGCGACCTGGCGCTGGATGTAAGACTCGGCCTCGGCGGGCGACCTCTTCCCGACATCAATATAGAAGGCAAACCGGGCGGGCGCTCGGGTAAGGCGGTAGATAAGAGCGGCGTCTTCCATGAGCACCAGACGCCTCCATATCCAGCGGGCCGGATCGAGAACGCCTCTCCCATAAATATCCCAGCGTTGGCGTCCTCCGAGCTTGAAGTGGGCGCACTGCCAGTCCTCAAAGACGATCTCCCCGTCTCCCATCGTCTGCTTGCCTTCAACCTTGGCTCTGAACTCCTTCTCCGTCATCGGGGTGAACTGCCCCCGGATGTTCTGGATGTACCCGATCACTTCGCCCCGCAGGTCGATTACGCACCGCATGGTTGGCTGGGCGAGGTAAGATATGCCGCAAAGCCCCTCGTGTTCCTTAAGGAGAAGCTCGTGATACTCGTTTCCATACATACAGATGCCCCGGGAGATCGACCAGAGGTGGTCGTCGAGATAGAGCTTCTTGAAAACATCGTTCAGCTCACCAGCGAGATTCTCATCGTCGGACTCCACCCAGACCGACTCACCGGAAATTATGTTCGGTTGGCTGGATTCGTCAGCGTATATGTCCAGGGCGGAGGAGAGGTCAGGATAGTCATTCATATCTTCGTAGTCCATATACCTTCCTACGAGATCCTCCTCCATCTTGAGAATAGTCGAGAGATCATACCCGCCCATCGCAAGGGCAGATAGGAAGTCCCACATTTTGATAAGCTTTTCCCGAGCAGTCGGGACCTGCTTACCCTTCTCGCCTGCCCACCACTTCTTTAGGAAATCAAAGGCCATAGGATTACGCTAAGATAGTCCTCGTTGGAATGTTCTCGTCTGGCTTGAGCAGAACGACGTGCTCTGCCGGACGGGGAGGGATGAACCCGCCCACGACGATCGTGCAACAGCAGTAGGCGCAGATATACGGGGACCTCTCCCTGGCGTCCAACGGGGCCCCGCAGTTAGGGCAACGGAGGGCCTGCAGGGACGTCTCGACCGGAGCCAGGGCGGGAACACCCGAAACGCCTCGGGGTGGGCTGTCCGGGTCAATACCCGACGTCGGCTGGTAACCTCCGGCTATGGGCTGGTCCCACGATGCCACAAGCCTTTTCTGCTCGGATATCCCCCGCTTAACCGTGTCCACCATCTTCAACAGCGCATCGCAGGACTGGCTCATGGGGTCGGCGGCTTCTGCTCCGCACTGAGCTTGTGGGCTTCCCATCCAGAGTCGAAACAGAATTTGGCAAACAGGCTGAGGAGCTTCTCCACCTTCCCCTTCGCGACGTACCGGCTCACCTTCTCGTCGTAGGCTGGGGAACAGACGAACTCTTCGAACATCATTTCCTGCTTGTCCATCAGGGCTTCTTTATCCAGGTGCCGACCTTGCTCATCACTTTCGTGTTCCAGATACGACCGACCCACTCGAACACCTCGAGGGCCCCGAGGCCCAAAAAGATCGTCGCGAAGTTCGGCGGTCCAGAGAACCAGCTCACGACGATATCGACCTTCGGCTTCCAGTAAGGTCCCGTCCCAAAGAACGACCCGACGAGTTTCAGTATCTCCGGCAGGAGCCCGACCGCCCAGATCCCGTAAAAGGCCGTGTAGACCCCGAGGGCAGTCCACAGATCGAAGGTATGCTCCTTCAGCCAGGCATCATACTTCTTGAGGGTGTCTCCGTTGGTCGTGCTCTGCCCGGACTTCTTCTGGCTCTCGAGATACAGGTGATACCGGAAGTTCATGTCGATGACTATCCCGAGCAGACCCCACAGGTAGACCAACGTCCTGTAGATCAGAAACGACCTCACGCGAAGTGCTCCCTGATCTGGGCGATCAGATCGGCCACGGAGTAGACGATCTCGAGCTTGGGCCGGACCAGTGTGGTCTGGATCTCCACGTCCTGCTTCCGCTTGTAGTCCGGATGGACGCCCACGAAGAGCTTCTTGCTCGTCCTGATCCACGACCCAAGTTCATACAGCACGATCGGGCAGAGGGTCTCCGCAGGGAACCAAAAGGAAACCGCCTGAGCCTTCCTCAAGTGGCGGAACTCCCACTCAATCTGGTCACGGGCGGCGGTCGGGTCCCCGATCGGGAAATTCTCCCTCCGGGGATTCAGGACGGCGATGTCGAGGTCCGCCAGTCCGGCGACGACCTCCTTCTGCCAGTCAACGCATCCCGTAATGCCACCAGCCAAAAACACTGCGGGGCGATCGCCATCCCACTCTGCTGGACTCTCAACGTAAATCATCTGGATCCCTCCGTAGGTTAAAGTCTACTGCGTTGGCCCGCATTTTGTTCCAGTGAGATCACTCACGGATGTAACAGGACGCCCGCCGAGGGCACCCGCGTCGTCGGCTCGCAGTAGACGGGGCAGTCAGTGCTGGCGTATGCACTGAGAGATAAAACGGAGGATGACCTCTGGACGTATCCATTGGCCCCTCCTCCATTCGATGACTGAGGCTTCACACCGCTTGTATTCTCCGTAGAACCGACCTCAATATATTGTGGTCATTTCGGCTGATGGGTATAAGTTTACTTAAAATCGTTTACCTTTGTCAATACCCCTCCCGTAATTTATCGTCAAAAGGTTATCCACAGCCTTGCGAAAATCCTGTGTAAAAAACTTTTGTAGAAGGGGTCTTTCTTCTGCCGATAGTGCTGGACCCAGTCGTCCACGATCAGCCAGTAGCCGAGGACGTAGACCGTCCAGACGACCCACTCCGGCCACCTCGTCAGGTGGATCGGGGCGATCACCACCATCAACCAGCCGTAGTAAAGATGATGAAGCTCGTCCTTGTTGAAGGCGAAAGCCCAGGGCAGGGTGATCATCGTGAGCACAGCCACGAGTCCCGAGGCGAACCCAAGCCCGGCGAACATGATCCGAAACACCAAGTCGTTCACGGTCTCCTTTCCCAAGAGAGAACCCGCCCTCAGTGGGCGGGATCCTCCTTGCTCGGCTATTTCTTCTTAGCCTTCTCCTTTGGGGGCACCTTCTCCCCCGGCTTGGTTTCGGGTTGTTTCTTCTCCTCTGGAACCACAGGGGTAATCCCGGCCCCAAAGGATAACTGCACGGGCTGAAGAGTCATGAGGCATTCCTTCTTGAGCAGGGAGGTGAGATAGTCGGCCATCCCCTCCGAGGCCGTAGACTCGAACGCGATCTTCGCCTTCACGACCTCCTTGTCTCCTTCCTGCACCATCGAGAAGGAGACTGCCTTCACTCGTCCCGTCATCTGGTTTGGTCCCACGTCTGCATCCTCCTGGTTAAATTTCCACAACCCCGATCCGCACGACCTTGCCGGGAAGCCGGGGGTTGATCCGGTAGACCGGCTCGTCCTCGTCCACGACGAACGGGATCGTCCTGAACGCCCCGTTCACGTCGAACACGTCCACCTCGACCTTGACGTCCCCCCGGGCCTTGAAGTACCTGCTGACCCGGAACTCCACCCCGTAGATCGACACGCCCCGGCATCCCGGTCCGAGCTCCGACACGGGTAGGCTGTTAAGGGGGTAGGCCTTGTCGGAGGCCTTACTCCCTGGACCCGTCACGAAGAGAGGCCGTAGGGCATATTCTGGGGCTTTGGGAGGCATTTTGGGGGCATAGTGAGGGGGACGGACAATGGGCGGGACATAGGGAACGTCCGATCCCCGCTCGGGAAGGCAAAACCGGAGGCAGTCCCAGCGGGAGAGCGACTGCTCCTTATTCTTACGCTTCATGCGATCTCCTTTCAATCATTCCGGACAATATCGGTATCCTCTGAATCGCAACGGGGGCACTTGACATCCCCCTCATCCTCCCACTCGTGACCGCAGGCATTGCACCTGCGGATCTCGTTAACCTCGGATAAGCTCATAGCCCCTCCGCTCCGAACTTCTCTTCCCGTTCGATCTTGTGGATATCCTTGAGCGGGACCCCGGCGACCATATCGGTCGTCGGATCGTAAGACGTCCCGTCACACATCTGACGTTCCCTAGCCCTTATCAGGATATCACAGCTGAGACAGAGTACCGCCTGAGTCGACTGCACGGGAGCTTTATAGACCCCGATCACGGTCTTGCACTCCGAGCACAGAAGGGCCCACGTTTTCAGAGGGCCCCGATCACTCCGAACTTCTCCTCCGAATTCTGGGCTTCCTCCAGCTCCTTGTAGGCGAGCTCCTGCTTCTCGAACGCTATCTTCCATAGCTTATACGCCTCCCTCCTCTCGGCCACATCGATAGACTCGTTTATAATCTTGGAAAGCCGATCCATCTCCTGGTAGGCTTCCAGCATCATGTGGCTTGCCCTTAACGCCCTTGCCTCGTCCCCCAGTGATCCGGGAGCAAAAGAATGGTGGATCGCGATATACTCGGGACGGGGACGGATGTGAGACACTACAGGCTCCCCTTAACTCCGAAGGGTTCTTCCTTGTCGGGATCCGGGGTCGGTCTTTTGCCCGGGGCGATCCGGCGGGCCTGACCGCCCGCTATCCACAGAAGGTCTCTCTCTATGGTCCTTCCGCTCCCACTGCAAACTGGACAGGGATCGCCATCCAATCCGACATACCCGAGACCGCCACAGCGAGTGCAAGCCTCATCGATCGCTCGGCGGGCTTCCTTTATCTTGTCCTCCAACACGGTCTTATAAATTGTGAAGGATATCATCCCAGCAGAAACGAGGCAACAGACGGCGGACAGAAGAAGATAAAGCCACGACTTGTGGCTCACGAAATACTCCCGGGAAAACACCACGGTGAAATAAGCGTAGATGACAGCCAGGGCTATTCCGGGGGCCCAGCGGGCGAACAGATCAGACCCCTTTGTGTTAGAGTGACCGCTCGAGCTCATCGAGTTCTTCCGTGGTCAGCATCTCCTGAAGCCGGGCGGCATCCGAGACGATCGGCCCGAGCTTCTCCATATACTCCGGAGGCACCGGCGTCCAGTCCATGAACTTGAGCGTGAAGTCCGTCATCTCCGTTTCCCCCGCTTGTTCTTCTTCCGCATCACAGCCCCTTCAGTTTGTCCCGCAAGCGATCGGCCCTTGCACGGAACGCCTTCGCCATCCCCTGGCAGGTGGCGCACTTGCAGTGGGCCCAGGTCTTGGCGTTCGCCTCGCAACGCTGAATCTCATCCGTGATCATTTCCGTGACGTCTACGGTCAGCTTCTTCTCGCTTCCCATTCCCCCACCTTCTGAAGGGTGTAACGGTACTCCCTTATAGTATGCCTTAAATTGGGATGAAAGTAAACAGCCTTCGTTCGGTCCAGATACCACTTCGGGTCTTTGATCGCCTTCTCGCAGGCCTCGGCTATCTCGTGGATGTGGTAGCGGGCCCGGGCGACCCACATAGCCAAGCCCTTCTGCATCACCCCGCAACAGTTACAATGGACGCAGATCTCCCCGTAGCTCCACATGATGGCATAGCACTTCTTGGTGGCCGGGACGCAGATCGCTATGTGACCCGTCCTCATATAGCTCCCCGGACCCCGAAGGCTTCCTCTCCGGGCGGGTTTAAAGGCACCATCCCCTTCGCCGACCGGACGGCAAAGAGAGCGGCCTTGCAGATCGCCTCGGGAAAGTTCGTAGCCCCAAACTCGCCCTTGAGCGGGAAGACGTGAACACCGTCCCCGACATCAATAAAGCTCGCACGGTAACGGCGGCTATCGTAAGTCAGAGAACACAAGCTCGTATGGGCCCTCATCATCGAGACAACCTGCCAGACCCATTCTTCGTTGGTAGAATAAAAACGGAGGGGATGGGGATGAACGGGAAGGTTCGAAGAAGGATTTACTATCCCCACGCAGATCGGACGGTTGGGATGAACGTCTGGGCCGAGAGGAAACCCGGGATACTTCCCCCAGAATTCCTCCCGATGCTCAAAGACTTCTTCTATGATAACTTCCCGGGCGATGCGGATGTCCATAAACTCCCCCGGCTCCATCGCGTCAAGCACTTGATATAACTGCCCGATGTTGACCCCTGCCGAGGCCACCGTCTCTATGGTGTCTATCGAACCACAATACGGGCAGGACGGGCTCCCGATGTTATTGAACACCCCACTGCAAAGATTGCACCTTCGCATCACGGCACTCCCCCGATCCCTGACGACCCGCCCATCCGGGGCCCTGACGACATCCTCCCGGAAGCCAACCGAGTAAGGTCCTAAGTCGGGAGTGCTGAGATCAGCCATCACAAACTCCCCACCACGGCGATCGCCTTTCGCTTCCGCTCTTCCTCGGCCTCATGCTCGGCTACCGCCTTCTCGCAACAGACCGGAGTCCCCTCCTCATCCACCTCCCAGTCGCACCCGCAGAACGAGCAGACATCAAACTCCTCCCTCTCGAGCGTTACCCGATGCTTCGAGAAGGCATCGTGCTCCTTCAGAAGCTCCTCGAGATCCTCAGCCGCATCCTCCCAGTTCCGGGGGCTGTCGAAGTAGAGGGCGGGATCCACCTCTATCCAATGGCGTAGGGTCTTCTTGATTCTCATGGGGCTAAAATGGGCCTCTAAGGGGTCTGAAAAGGGCATCCATCGATGCTAGTGAGTGCAGGAGTATGCAGTCGGAAAAATCATAAGTCATTGAAAAAGTGCTCGTTGTGGATTTTGAAGTTCCAAACCTATACCGATACTTTATGAAAATCAAGATTTGTGTGCTCGAGGTCCCTTAAAGGACATCTCTTGGGAGGCGGTAAATGAGCCTGAACGGGAAGAAAGACCCTCCGGGAACAGAGCGGAGAATGACTTCCGAGCGGCACCTGGCAGTAGAAGCATTCCCCGCAGTGCTCTACGATGTCGGTGATACCGAGGATTGTTTCAAACTTAGCCATTCGTCCTTCTCCATCCGTTTAACCAACCCGTCCTCCTCGAGGGATCGAAGCACCCGCAGAACCCGGCTCTCCGACCAGACGCACCCGTGGACGGCGTCCAGGCAGAAGCAGATCTCCGAGAGAGGAACGGGCTTCCCTCTGGGCTCCATATACCCGAGAACGTTCTCCCGGGTCGGCGTCATGCAGAAGGGATAACGTCCCATCTAACGATCCTTGTCCCTCTCGATAAACAGCTTCATCCCGCCGTGCTTCCTGACCCACTCCTCCAACGGTTTGCTCTGCTCGACGAAGCCCCCGAGGTCGGCAAGCGAAACAATCAGGACGTTAGTATGAGAGTAGACCGACGACGGCATCTTCGAGATGTACCCGAGCATGTTCGATCCCATCAGGTAATCCCCCATGACCCATTCATACTTGGCATGCACCCCTTCAGTCAACCTCCTGGTCGGCCAGTTATTTTCGACGAGCAGTATCCGCACGACGGAGTTCACAACAAAGGCCGGACCGGCACAGGAAGGCTCTTTGACCACAACGATCTTCCCGGCATACTTCGGATCGTGGTGGGATCGCCAGTTCTCCACCTGCACGATCTCCGCATCGAAGCCGAGCTTCTTCTTGATCATGGCCTTCATTTTCTCGGCCTCGATCATGTGCTTCTGCATCGTCTCGGCAGACATCGTCTCCGCCACCGGCTCATACGCCCGCTTGGCCACGCCCAACAGCTCGTTAATGTCTCGCATAGCATCCCTCCTAGCTTGTTCCTCTTCTCCAAGGGGC